TTTTTTTTTTTTTTTTTTTTCAATAAAAAGATTAGAGGGCTGAAGGCCCTAAAATCCGACTAACTAATTTTATATAAAGATTAGATAGTCCCCGAAAAGTGGTAGCGTTTAACTGCATTCGCAGAGCCAAATATATAAATATAAACCGACTAATCGGGGGTGTACAATAACAAACATAAATTTGGGAATTATAGTATATGTACAATATATTATAATGAATAACCTATACTAATGAAATAAACGTTAAAAAAGTTAATATAGGTGCGCCACGTGACTAACGCACTTTTACTGTTATTCTATTCATGATTGTTTCGAAATGTAAAATTTTGTAGGCAAACTTACGTAAAAATACAAATTTTAAAAATAATCTATTCATGCACCGGTTAAAAGTGTCAAGGCCAGCTTACGCTAAAATTGACACAGAAAACAGACGCATTTAGGCAATTACCAAGCTGATAGGTTATTCATCATTTCTATATTATTTAATTTCTAATATCTACCTTATATACTAAATGATTAATATATGGTGGTTAAATATAATTCACTTCTTGTCTCGTACGGGCTAAGGTACGATTTAAGCTATAACGAGTGGGACTTATAATGCTACATGCAAGGCCCAGGTCTTACTACGCAATATGCGCGGCCCCCTTAAAATTCAGCACTTACAACCAATTAAGGTAATAAGATAATTTTAAGGCCCCCATTGTTAGCTAGCAACTAAAAGTGAGGTCCCCAAATAGGTTACCCTATTTGGGTTGTAATTTTTGTACAGCAGACTGTAAACCACTTGATTTAGCGTGTTTACTCAAATTCCACTTCTCCATCCATGTTTTTGGAACTGGCGGCGGGTTTTCTTGTGGATCCTCTACTTGATAATGAGGTCCTTGTGGTGTTACGCCAAGACCATCTGTTGAAGTATCAGGAGAATTGTAATAAGAGTAATCACTCTGAAAAGCCAAATTTTGTGCAGGGTCAGCTTTAGCATCAATGAGGTCCTGTGCATCCAAATTGGGCATTCTGTATTCATCCTCTTTCAATAATGAAGCCAGATTGCCTGAAGGCACAAGGTCTCCATTTGCATCAACATTCCCTCCTTTAACCTTATTTGCAGTCTGCTGTATCATTGTTGTCAAATCAGGGTTCGTCGAAGTCGGGTAAATTACTCTACCTCCCGTATTCTCATCAGAGGTTGAAACACTGGATGTTGTAGATGGACCAGGTTGTACTCTATTGCCTTCACTTATGTTTATCTTACCATCACGCATACTAATGGCTCGACGAGAAACATCATTCTCATCAGAGTCACTAGGATTGGATGGAACATTACTACCAAGTGTCGAATGATATACATAAGGAACTGTCGATGAAGAATTGACACTAGTCGACACACCATTGCTGGGTGCCAACCCGTATTGGGAGTCAAGTTTGGCTCTTTGTAAGTCAAGTTGATTTTGAGCTTGAACATTTGCAATATCTAAAGCGTTTTTATTTTTTGCTGCCAAAAGGGCTTGTTCTTGTTCATATTCTGCTTGCTTTTGTTTCCAATACCAATCTTGATTCGCTTTGTTCTGATAATAATTTGCAAGAGGTTGTAGAGCATTAACGGCAGTGCTGGCGCCCAAAAGAGCTTCAGCATTACCGTGAACATTCATACTTTCAATGCCTCTAACCAATGCTGTAGAATCGCCCAAGAGCCTGGTAACGAAACCAACAACGTCTTGCGTGCTGGGATAGTTACCATTATCCACGAGCAACTGAACATTAGACAGARCCATTTGTCCTGCARAGTATCGTGAGACCATATAGCATTGTGAATCATTACTTCCAGCCGTTCTATGAGTTGTGAATACGGTTTTAATTTTAGGATGATAAACCATAGTTGCCATGACTGTATTCGTTACAAGTTCAACCAAGTCAAATCTAACTAAATTCTCATTAAATGCAGGATACAAATAATGATAAAGACTTGGGCAATCTAACAATGAAGGTCCAGTATTATAATTATCCGTAAGGATGCCAGTCTGCGGAATATTAGGCAGAACACCATCCTTAGGTTCTATCACACAAACATCGCAACTATTTCCAGGTAAAATGGTGATATCTTGATTAGTGATTCCTCTAATAAGTGATGTAGATGAAAAATCGAATGTTACATTGACTGCATAACTCTTCACAACGTATGTCATACTTTTAAAGCCTGGTAAAGGAATGTCCAAAACTTTCACTACTGATTCATAGTTATCAAATACCATATAATAATTATTAATTGTCCCATCAGAAGATAAATTACCAACATGTCTTGTTACAGTTGCTTTTCTAATTGAATCAAGCTCAACATCAAATTCATATGATTTAAGAGAAGGTTCTATATCAGTGGCCGTCAAATACACCTCGACAACACCAACAGCTCTTGCTTTAAAATCTCCATAATATCTTTCAGCTTGCATATATTGAGTATTAGCTTCGCCAAATGAATTATAAGGATCTGTTGCTGTGCCCAAGTGTAGTTGCATAGTCAAAGATGTTTCATTCCCAGTATCCTCTCTAGTTGTAATTTCAAGAAAACATGTTCCATAGCTTCTCACTCCTGGAGAACCAACTACAGTATTTGCTCCATATGTCCACATACCAACATTCTTAATCGTCGCTCCTTCATTGAACGTGTCACAGCTTGCAAAGTGCAAGATCACTGATGGATAGACAATTCTTTCTTTTGGCGTTGCCCTGCCATCAATAGCAATTACTGCATTTGGTTCCAAACCATAACTGGTTAATACTGATCTAGATGCTCCAAAGACATCACTTTTTGGTGCGACCCATGCACTATCTGTTAATTTCAGTCCTGTTATTTCTGGTCCTTCTGAAAATGCGAAGAAATCCGGTCCAAAAGAAGACATTACAGTGACATTAACTACTGCTTCTGTTGCCGTATTAAAGGCAACAAACGCATTTCTTGCTATGATCACTAAATGTGGATAAGCATCCTTTGTCGTCTTTGGGAGCGTATATTCTCCTGTTGTAGTATCAAAATTTAGCCATCCATATCTACCTTGTGGTGAACCAGTACTTTTAATATATGGTTTTAATACAAAAGAGAAAAATTGACTGTCCGTAGCACTAACAACGCCACATTCAGTACCCATCATAACTTCTTCTGTTATATTAGTTGTTCCAGGCGGTACATAACCAACCATAATTGCACCTGCAACCACTGGATTAGCCAACATTTCAACAGTTCCAATTATAGAACCCTTGAATGTTGAACAATCCTTAGTTGCAGACACCATATTCTGGTTAATTAATTTACCCAGATCCAAGTCTAATAAAACATCACCTCTAGCGGCTTTAGATGAGATGGTACCTCTATATACTATTTGTGGTTCATGAGCATAAATAGTTGGGTTTTTCTGTGCATAGACCATACCAGATAATAAATCCAAAGGTACGCCTGGTGCGTCACTACCAGTAATGGGTATTGGTGTACCATGCTCCGTTGGATTTGATATTATATTAAATGAGGTTGCAGCGGATGTCTTTGTTGTCACAGCTTTAGAATGGACTTCCAAATTTGAAAGTCCCTCTTGGAAAATGCCACTCCACTGTGATAAATCTATTTGTTGTTTTTGTATTATTTGATTACTCGACACAGGTGGTTCTATGCCGGGCAAAACACATTGCAGTTGTATTCTGTCAATCCAAGTGTTTGAATCAATGCTTACAGAAACACTATATGCCTTTTTGTATACAATGTTTTCCTCCTTTGAGCAAGCTCTCTGGAGGACAACCTTGTACACAGCAAGAGGCGCTTCAATAAGCGGTTTGAATGAAACACTCCAAATGGAGTCTACATTCTGCTCATCTGCGGTTAAGAAAGCAGGGGTACCAGATAATTCTAGTGGTAACCCATTCCGCACTATAAAGGTGTTAAACATTTTTTGTAAAGTTTTTGGTGACGCCATTATAATCATTTGTTCGATCTTTACGGATTACAAAAGAGGAAGTGTCCTTAGTCAGTTGCTTCCTATATTTTGCGCTTTCTGTAAAATTGAATGAATCTCCAATTCAGTAAAACAGGTGCTCGAGTGAGGCACCTCCTTCAGTTCATGCGACATCTCCTCAAATGCTACCCTTCCAAGTCTATAACTTGGTAATATCAAATTCCAATTATATTGGCGTTTCAGATATGGTGATATTATTGCGTTGACAATTGAACTAAACAATCTGTATTTACTTTCTTCATAAAGGAACAATTCGTTAGCCATTGCAATCATATTGGATTCTATCTGCTCTGGACGTAAATTAGTACACCAGAACAAAAGTCTCCAAATTGATTGTTCTTTTAATTTAGGATAAACGGTTCTAGTATCAGAATGATAATCAAAAGTTCTACTAACAAATTCCAATTCATTTAAAGGCACAAAAGGTACTAATGACCCATCTTTATGAGGTGAGTCCAAATTAATACCGAACAAGTATTTATAAGCATTTTTAATTGAAACAAAATTTACAATAAACAGAAATTCTAAATTTACTACAATACCAATATCATCGCCATAATATATCATATCAAAGTTTTGTTTAATCGTTCTTCTATCTGGTATAATCGGTGAATAAATATGTTTCGATGTTAATAAAGCTTTTCTACTCTTCTTTGAAAGCTCCAATGTTTCCAAGTAATCTTCATAGTACTTCCTTGCATCTGCTTCCGAAGCACCTAGAGTTCTAAGCACCACGTTATGTTTCTTTATCAGATACAATATAACAGCCACACACTTAATGTCATTAACAGTAGAATTTAAAGTTGTCGTTTCTACTACTCCTGAACATTGAGATCTTTCTTTAACTATTATATGTCCATCTGCCAAAGTAACAGCATACACATTAGAAAACATTGCAGTTTCCAACATCAGGTATAAATTTTCTTCACATTCAAATTTGTGTGCATTTATTTTATCATTCCAATGTTGGAATTGTGGTGATTTCCATAAAACCTTCGTCCACATCTTACAAGCCAACTGTACTGAAAACCAATCCATATGCTTATCCCAGGCCTCGAAGTCCCCGTGAACAGCAAATGGAGAGGTCTGCAGCAATCTATTATACAAGTGCGTAAAATCATATTGAGCTAATCCAATTTGACATGTTCCCCGAGCTCTCTGCTTCTTCATTGCAGCTTGTATCGTTCCAAATAGTTGTCTATGGTTAAAGGTTGTAAAGAAGTCAAAACTTTCAAATACACGCGTTTTTCCAATTCTCACTTTTTCAAATGGTCTTAATTCGGCTTTTAAATTATCTTTAGTTAAACCTTCGTAACGAATACCTTTTGCCCACATCTTCTTTTGTTGTGATATATGTTTTTCTAATTTAGCAATTACTTTATTCTCTTTCTTAAAATGATACCGTAGTTGACCTGAAGGGTAACTACCACCTTCTTCTAATAAATCAGAAATTTTATGATATCCATTTAGCATACACCAATGACCTGCAGACGCATCTCTATTTACAGCTTCTAAATGACCTTGTAAATCCGATTGAGGACTTGCAATACCATTTATCGTTTCTTCTGTAGTCAAAAATCTATGGTCAAAACCGCTATACAAGTCAATATACTCTTCTGTTAACATTTCAGCTGCTTCTTCCATAAACTTCTCACCCATAAGTCCACCAGCTGCATCTATGGGGTCATTAATCTTTGCCAGTTGTGTCATAACAATTGATGGGTCTCCTTTAACTGAATTTACTAATTTTGATTTATCTTCTACTAACCTAGGGTCAGTAGCGGCATTTCTACAATCATCTTTAATTTGTGGATATTGAGTTAAAATTTCTTCAGCAAAAGGTGTTCGTTGATATTTAGGTTTCATAAATGCGTTCTTTTGACAATCACTACTGTACGCGATATTCCTCGTAAATTCTCCATCCATGCAAGGGTAATAGTTTTCAGTTTCATATGCTTTTGAGATATAATCACAAGTTTCAACAGGCATAACAATATGTTGTTCTCCAGATGGATAGGAAAACTTCATAACACCAGTATCTTCTGCATCAAAGAACTCTTCCATGGGTGGACTATAACGAGTAAAAGCGTGTACTTCAGATACACCTTCAGCAAAGTCAATCATTTTCTTAACCAATGTTGATGTTACCATATTTCCATAAATAGCATTAACGCCATTATTATCTCCACAATAAATAGAAAATATTTTATGAGAGTTAGTATCTATTATTGGGAATCCACAATCGCCTTTAGTAAGGCGAGTAACCGTACTCCAAAATTGACCTGCTACCATAGGTTTTCCTTCTGTTAATAACATGTCTTGATGAACTTTTGTAACCAATGATCGCAATCCAATAGCATCTCCACCTTTCCAAGATACTACATTACCAGTTCGTAAATGCATATAAGGCAACTCGAATGGTCGAGTATATAAACGTTCCTGATCATCAAAATGATGTGTAATATCTTTCGCTAATGGATGTAATTTATCAGTTATGTAAAACAAAGCCAAATCATCTACTCTACTACAGACCATTGGTACCATTGTGTAATTTTTACCCGTATTAAACGGGGTAAAATTTGCATAATGGAACGCTGTATCAACTGGATAAACATGTGCTGGACAAATTACATAATGTCCTTTAATGTTCATACCTACGACCGTCTTAACTACACCGCTTGCGGAAACAACAACCTTGCCGAGAGAGTTTGTAATTTTATGTTTAATAAAATCGAATTCACCTTTAACTGTCATATTTTCTAAAATTCTCTCCACACGGTTAGCCTTCCTAGAAATTTTCTTATTATCCTGGGATTTATCGCTATGAACGCGCATATCCAACATTCTATGGACCAATGTAGGTACTTTGTTTTTAGCAAAGTCTTTCTTATTCCAATCACTATGCACAGTCATTTGCGACATATCCAAGGCTTTAATTACAGTATCTGCGGGGATTGAATCATCTAATTTCGCAACATCAATATCATCTATAATTAAATTGGATAACTCTTTATTAGAGAATGAATCTAAATCATCTTTAAAACCATAAACTTTAACTTCTGCTGATTGCTCTTTAGGATTAACTGATAAAACTTGATAAACTACTTTAACATTATCTTTTTGAACGGTACTTGTAAAAACTTCTTTTAAACCAATAAACATATTCCAAATTTGTGTTATTAATTCAATTATTAAAACTGATGCAGTTATAGCCAAAATACCTATAGCTATTTTATACCAAATTGTTTTCTTAAATTCTGAATAAATTACAAAGAAAGCCATTTTCTCTCTAGTATGATTATCATAAACTTCTGTTCTAACTTCGTATTTAGTAAATGTTGTCGCAAAATGTGGTTCAATCTCTGCTCTAGCGCCATAAATATATTTACAAGCTGCATAAGGCAACTTATCAAAAAGTTTTTGTTCTCCTTCTCCTGTAATAATTAATTTAGCATATTCATCCGGTGTAAATTTGATTAATTCTGAATTATTTGTTATTCCATCTGAATTAGTATCTACTTTATAAAATGTTATTACTTTAGTTGCAATATGTGAATAAGAAGTTACATTAAAAGGTACTGAAGTATAGTAAATATTGCCGTTAATACCTATACAAGAAAATTCTTCACATTTGATAAATACTGTATAATCTACATTTGCACTCAATAATAGCCTATAAGATTTCATTGCTATATCTAGTGCATCAGATACAGTAGCATTAATAGGAATAGCAAAATCTAGAGGATTAAAAGAATAATTATTTGATCTGACTCTACTGGAAACTTTAACAATATTAGAACCACCAACAAATCTAGCTGCAGTTACAGAGTTTACTAGTATAGCTCTATCGTTCGTTAATTTAATCAATGACTCAATATTTTTAGACTGAATTTCTACATCAATAGTTGTTAATTTCTTAAATTGTTCCTCAAATTCTGATACTCCTAATTTGATAATATCAGGCTGAATGAATTTCTTAGCTCCTCTATATTTCATTAAAACTTCTTTAACGACTTCGTTTAATTGCACTTCTTTATTATCCTGATGGAAATGGTATCCTGAAGTTGCAAAAATGGTTGTAGTTTCTTTATTAGGACGCTGTGAATATACTAAATTAGATGTCAAATCTTCTGTCGATATCGGGTGGAATGCAGTGTTCAAACCTAGTCTTCTACAATAACCAGGTGTTGGTTGGTATCCTGGGAATGTTTGAACCAAATAACCTTCTCTAATACTTGACAAATTAAAATAAGAAACAAGTCCGCCAATTTTATTTTTCATTTTGTTAAAGAAACCATGTTCCAACAAAGCACTAGAAGAGCGCTCTGCTGCTGAAGTACTATTATCAACAATATTACATAATTTCTCTCTATGCCATTTTAATGTATGATTACTTGTAGTTATTATTAAACATGGTTTTGGTAATTTATCATATAATGCAACATATTTCAATTCATCATAAATGCTATCATGGAAAACAATTATACTTGGATTTAAGTAGTCTAAATGGGCCGTATCATTTATATCTTCCACAGAATATACTTTCAAATTCAGAAAGTCTGACAGATCTAACGCCAGCTGTGTAGCAAAAACAGATTTTCCAGTTCCAGTATCGCCAAAAACTGATACAACGTAATGATTAATTATAGATTCAGATTTGGCATGCACTTCATCTGGTCCAGCTGTAAGTCCTACAGTTTGTCTTGCTGCTTCAATTTCTGCTGGGAGATAACCCTTACGTACCATATTTTCTACTATTGCGTCTGATTTCATATCAATATTTCTAAAATATTCAAAGTCCACTACACATTTACGATCTCTAGCCATTTTGTAATGTTGATACTTTTTATTAAACTGATCTATACAAATTGTTTCTAACTGTTTAAAGGTTACAATTTTATAATGTAAATGTCCTATTTTGTAAATATGGTCATCATAAGTCTTAGTAGAAGGATCAAAATGTTGTATACGTTCACCAGTTATATGGTCATTTCTTTCAATCTGTGAGAATTGTTCATTAATTTGTTCTTCATACATTCTCAATTCATATGTATCATGATCTTCATAGTCGATGTATTCCACTGAATCTCTTGCCTGATTAATACCTTGTTTGGCATTAATAAATTGAATACACTTAAATCTACCATAAAATCCTTCCTGAGCACTAGCGGGCATTTCTTCCTTCATTCTTACATATGCAACGTTTGCTGTCGCAAACAAGAATCTAGCCCTTAAAGTTTTCTCTTTATTGCTCAAGTCAGCTCCAGGTAAATCAAAGTTAAGAGAGGAAGCCATCCTTACAATATGTGGTATAAAGGGGTCGTTACTACCCTGATTAAACAAATCATCTATTAAAGCAAAATCTTCATATCTATAGGGTTTCCAATGTCCATTCGCGTCAATTTCTGCTGCATAGGTGCTTGGATTCAACGCCAAGCGCTTAGCAATATTTGGTATTAGATAATTGTTCAATGTTGAGGTTTTACCAGCTCCCTTAAGGCCCACAAATTCCTGTCTCAATGATTCCATTCTATTCAACTTATCAACGTCATTCAAAACTGCCATTATGGCATCACAACTCTTTCTTATAATATTTTGCGTATTTTGAATAGCATTAGTGGTATCTCTATTTAATAGGTGTAGTGATGTCATACGTTTTGTAACTCCTTCTACATATGTTTTAACTTCTTGATATTTTGACATATTATTCATATAATCGGCTACAGTATGTGCTTTATATTTCTCTAGTATATCAATATCTTTGGATAAACTTGCAACCGTTTCGCCATCTTCCGACATATAAATACCGAAAGCTTTCGATAAAATCGAATCTAACTTATTAGTTGTCCTAGATGCAAATGTATCCATAGATGTTGAAAATTTCTCAGCCTTTACCATGCGTGATGCAAAATCACCACTAGATACTCCCATACCAACTACGAAAGCAATTGTAGACAGAATATCTGTGCAAATACCAATAATTGATTTCGCATCAAGCTTATTAGATTTCACATTCATACAACACACAGCAATTCTAGAATTATATGTAAAAACGTATGCTGCTGCCATCGCTAAATAATACTCTTTTTGTTTAAGTGTATCGGGTGTATTAAATTGTGCGGCTCGTGTTAAAGTAAATTGAACCATACACTCAACTGCTGCTTTTAATGGCAAAATATTATCCACTAGTACTCGGTCAATATAGCTAAAATGTTGATTTTCTAATTGGAGTATTTTTGGTATATTGTTATCCCATCTTTCCGGTCCATAAGTCAAAACTTTATTTACATGTTTTACAATTATAGTACGGTCCAAATATTTTGAGAGTAATTTACAAAGGTCAACTGGTAACATTTTCTTATGAGTTTTAATTCCTTGTAAAACATCTAAATTAGTTGCTTCTGGTGGGAAATCAGAAGCATACTCCATTTTATAAACATTAATTGCTTCAATCACATCTGGATCACTAATATTATCGGACATCCATTGGAAGAATTTTTCAATATTACTTTCATCCACTAAAACTTTTCTATCTCTATGATCTAGTGCACCCAGAAGGGAGTGGAGCAAACACTGATTATTTTTACTAGGTGTGTCGTATGGACAGTCACTAACTATCTTCATTAACTTACCCGTTGGATCAACAACTGCTATTTTGTCCATCAAAACAAAATCCATATCAAGCCTGTTCTTCTTTTTCATTTGTAATCCAATAGGTAACATATCAGAATAGTTTGGTACACAATCGGGTGAAATTTCTGAAATGTCGGTATCTTCTTCTTTTTCGAATTCTTTTATAAAATGCTTTATTGATTTAGCATCATTTAAATCGACATTTTGCATGGCTGTTATTACTTTATCAGATGCCATCATAGTTACGCCATGTTGTTTCATTACTTTTTGGACAGCATCCTGTGTTATAGTCGTAGTTATTGCTTTAATTCTTTCTTCGGTCATATGTTTAAGTGAATAATAAATGCCTATATCCAACATTAAGGTTAAAATATTTGAAATTATTTGAACAATAGCTGCTCCAGATGCAACTTTACTTTTGGCAGTGAATATTATTATTAAGGCACAAACAACATTTACGAAACAATTTAATATATTTGCTAACAAAACTGGTTTTATTACTTTAGTGTCTAATTGTAATTGTTCTAAAATTGTTCTGGATAATGATTTCATTAATTCTTCAGGTATATTGTTAATTTGCATTCCATGAACATCCATATTGGCAATACTTTCTTGAATTTTCGTTACTACATGACCAAATACTTGTTTCTGCGCCGTTAATTGTAACATTTTAATATATACTTGCACTGAGTTTAGAGATGGTACATAACTATAACACAGTTGTCGTTTAGCTATTGATTTTAAAGATTTTCCATGTACAAAAGCTTTTTCTCCACATCTACGTTTACGATCCAAATCAAATGTCAAAACTGATTCTACTTTGTCGTATCCGATAATAGCTTTAACGGTGTTAGGTGTAACAAATTTATAATAATCAATACTATTTCTTTCTTTAATTAGTTCATTATTATTTTCTTTTAAGTCAGTTTGAGTTAAAATTGCTTGTTTCATTTTAAAAATTTTGACAATTGGTTTAGGTTGTTTACAAGAAAAAGCTTCTACCACATATGTCTTCTTTTGTGGTTCATAAACTGTAGATCTTTGATATATTACTTTTTCTAATTTAGCTTTATAAATTTGTTTTACTGTCTTACTTTCATTAATTATAATACTATTAGAATCAAGATTTAAAAGAGAGGGTTCAAATGTTACTTTAGCTTTGAATTTCTTAGGTTTAACATAATTTGTTTCAAAAGTATCTACAGTTTGATCATAATTAACTTTTTCCATTTGTTTACTAAATTTAATTTTATTAATTTTTGGAGCAACAGGAATTGGTTGATAATTAAAATAAACTCCTTTATTAGTTATTTTTACTTGAGTTTCAATATTGCCGAGGCAATACATTAGCATGGGTAAAACTGCAAGAGGATTTAATTTATCTTTATTACAACCTACCATAGGTAGGCAAATATTTTTTATTTTATTATTAATAAGATATTTACGCAATTCAATTAAAGTTGTAAAAAGTGAAGCATAAGTTGGTTTTAAATAATAAATATCTTTAGTAATCAATCCAATAATTTGTCGAGTTAAATTTTTATTTGGATACAAATATAAGGTTCCAATATTACTTTTATTTACGTTAACTTTAGGTAGATTTTTAAAATAATTTTGTCTTAAAACACCAGCAATACCTGCTGTTTGATGCAAATCCGATGAAATAGCGTGAGCAATTGGCATATTATCTTCAAAAACGTCAAAATTTCCTATTGTAATGTTATTCGGAACTTCAATCCATGCTAATTGTAAATAATTTTTAAACTGTTGCATATTTTCTTGTACATAAGACCAATCTCTGGGGGTTTGAGATGATTGGTTTATGATACTAATTTCCGTTGAGATTTTAAGGGTTTGGGGGAATCCAGTACACATATTCTTATTTGAACTTTCCATAATAATTTTTTGAGTAATGTGTTTCCCAAGCAAGTTTACATAAGTTCCTTACTTGGTGGGCAGTCTTGCAATATTAGAGCCCTAATATCACAATCTGGAGTAACCAAAAAATGCATGTCAAGGGGATAGCACAGTCTGAACTACTATTACTCGCAAAATATAAATAATTAGCTGATCAACTTGGAGGCCGACAAATTTCATAAATACTTGGGTCATCAAATAAAATCCACCTACTATAAGTTATGCTCTACCAGCGACAACTAGAGAACTTGTTCTAGTTTTAATGTCTAATCAAGCACTTATAGCATCTTCATTTAATTGAATACGTGCCGCATATAAACTTCCTAAGGTATGTCGAACATGGGCTGGAGATTATCCATGTCTAAATACAAGGCTAGTTATCACAACTAACTATAAATATTCAACGAGTAGGCTCGTTCAATAAAATTATCAATCCTTAATTTCCTATACAGGTTTAAACTAAATTTCCCTATATAGTTTTAAAGTGGGGTTTTAATCCCGTAGTTGAAAATAAGAGTTATAACATAATTAATAATTCATAAAACACATCCCTAACAAAGGGCACCCGTTATTACTAACAAGGTTCACGTAATCCGTGGTGTATATAAACTATGGCATGACGCCATAGCCCTTATTTTCCCCCGGCCGTAATGG